GTGCCACCGCTGCCGCCGCTCGCTCCGCCCGTTGCAACGGTCCACCATTGGCCGTTGCGGCGTTTCAGGATCAACGTCCCATAGTTGACCGTGATCGCCTTGTAGGTGTTCACGCCGTCAATGAGCTCGGTGCCGAACGGCGCAACGCGAATCTCGTAGGTGCCAGCTTGCCCGCTCTCGTCCTTGAACTCGTATTCGTTCATGTCGATGTCAGCGATCGACGCAAAGTTGAGATGCGGCAGCGTGAGCGTGACGATCGCGCTGCGCGTGCCAACGCCCACCCAGTAATCCCAGTTGTTGAGCGTGGTGTCCGCGGTGACCGCGCGCGAGTACATCGCCTTCGCGACAGGAGCGAACTTGCCCGGGTTGCCGGTCTCAAGGTTCAGATAGCCGAAGAAACCGTCAGCGAGCCAGGGAACGTACTCTTTGTAGAACGTGCCATAGCGATAGAAGCCGTCAGGCGGCGGATCGTCCGTTGCCGAGTAGAACGCATGACCGGGGTAAGTGAACCGCGTCCCGATCACGCTCTCAGTCGTGGGCTTGCCGATGATGAAATCACGCGGCATCCACATGCGCCCGCCGCCGTACACCGTCTCGGTGTTGAGCGTGTACGCGAACGGCGTTTTGCTGCCGTTGTAGTTCCACGAAAGAACGCCGGTGCGCCCAGCTCCGTTCATGATCTCCGGTTCGAGCAAGAGACGGCGATTGCCGTCAGCTCCGTAGTTGAACTCAAGAAAGTGATTGAACCCGGGCGAGCCTATGATCGTGCTCGACGATGTGCCCGTGCCGTTGTCGTTGGTGTCGTTCGTGAATGCTACGACGCTCGCGCGCGTTGGCGTGAAGATCTGCGCATTGCCGTACGGCACGCACCCGCGCGCGTCGCCGTACCAGCTCGAGCGATTGTACAGGCGGATTTGCTGCCCGCCTTCGCAGTAGTTGCCGAAAAAGTTGCTGCCGTTGCTGTTGTTGCTCGGCGAGTCGAGCGGCACGTAATAGGCGTACTTGCGGTTACCCTCGCTCGTGTTGCCATAGTAGTTATTGCCGAGCGCGCTATGGTCATAGAAGCCGCCAACGTCAGCAGATGCGGTGTCGGTGCCGTTTGAGATCGCAACGTTGTTGACGAAGGTGCCGCCGTTCGCATCGCTGCCGTACGACCAAAAGCCCCAGCCGAGATTGAGCGAGCTAACGGTGTTTTCGATGTACGTGCCGTTGGCATTCGTCGCAGGCACGTCGCCAACGGATGCGATGATGTTGACACCGTTGCCGGGGTATCCCGAGATCGCCATGTCTCGAATGGTGCACGCAGCCTGCACGCGAACGCCGGCGATCTGATGCGCAGTCCAGTGAACCGGGCTCGTGCCAGCGCTCTCGATGACGGTACCGCCTTCGGTCGTTGGCCACGTTGGCTCGCTCGCTCCCGTGTGCGTGCCGCTCGTGGCCACGAACACGAAGCCTTGCCATGCCGTCGCCACCGTCGTTTCGCCAGTCGTGACGTTGGTGCGGTTCGCTGACCATGCGCTCGTGCCTGATTGCGGCGATAGCGAGAAGTTTTCGAGCGTCGAGCGAATGCCGTCCGGGTAGCTGATGCGAATGCCGTCAACGCCGGCTTTGGTCACAACGAACGATCCGCCGGTGCGCGTGCCCGTGCCGTGAACCGTGACGCTGTGATCGATCACCCACGTCGACGCGAGGTAGAACGTTCCCGCGGGGATCACGATCTCCTTGGCGCCGCTCGCCTCCGCTGCGTCAAACGCTGCGAGCGAGTCGATCGAGCCAGATGGATCAGCGCCGAAGTCAACCACGTTGGCGTAGTGCAATGGCTTGTACTTCGCCGATTGCCCGTCAGGAGCGATCTGCACGACCTTGTTTTTGTCCGCCACGGTGTCAACCGCGGGGAGCGTGATGATCTTCTGCGCGCCGCGAGCGGGCTCGACGACGAGCGCGAAAACTAGAAAGAGGGCTAGTGCTTTTTTCATGTCGGGAAACTCCACCCGTCGCCGCCTGAACCGGTCACCAGGAACACGCCAACGCCGACATACTCGACGTCGAGCCAGTCGCCCGGCGTAGCGCTTTCGAGCGAGACGCCACCAATGCCGTTGTACAGAAACTCATCGAGCCCGGCGCACTTGATGCGAAACGTGTTCGGCTGAAAGCACACGAACCGAGCTCGCCATTGCTTCTCGTCAGATCCCGATGTCTGCGCGTCGATGTCTGCAGACGCGGGCAACGTGATCTCGACGGGCTCGGACGCTGCATCGTTCGTGTACGTGTTTCCGCTCTGGGTTGGGCTGAGCAGCTGCCCATCGGGAACGTTGCGACGCACGCCTGTGCTGCCGCCTCCACCGCCGCCCGAGTGCGTGTTGAAGTACGACAGCGTGACCGCATCTTGCGGGTGCACGGGATCGCCCAAGTCTTCGAGGCGGAAGTTGTTGAGCCCTACGTTGCTCGTTGCGAGCGCGAGCGCGTCGCGCACGGCGATGAACGTGACAGACGCCGCCGGCGATGGGCTGCCGCCGCTCATGTCGATCGGGTTCAGACGCACGATCGTCTCGAACTCCGTTTGCGTGATGCGCGTCTCGGGCTCGTACTGCGTGACGCGCACGCTCACAGCGTCACCCCTGCAACGCCCTGGCTGATGTCCGCCAAGCCCGCGCCCGCGCGAATCTTGCGCCCGGTGGGCAGGATGACGGTGACGTCCCACACGGCGCGCAGCAGCTTGCCGCCGGCGACGCCGAGGTCACACGCCATGATGAACGTTCCCGCGGCGTTCGTGCGCGTCTCGACTGCGAACACTTTGAGAAACTCGGGCTGATCGTAGTCTTTCTTGATCCCGCCGACGATCGTGGCGCCGGTGAGGTCGATGGGGATCCACTGCCCATAGGTTTCGCTCTCTGGGTCGGTGTCGCGCTCTTCGAGCTTGAAGCCACGGCGCCAAGTCTCGTTGCGCTTGATCACGATGTCCTGGCGCTCGCCAGGCGGGAAATTATTCGGCCCCGGTGTCGGCATCTTTGTCCCCTTCGTCTTCTTCTGGTTTTTGGATCGGCGTCTTCCGCGGCTCGAACCCGAGACCCTCGCGGATCTTGTTCAGATCGTTGATGTCGTTCATGTCGATCGCGCCCATGTTGACGGCGGTCTGCCACGTGTTGGCTTCCTTCTCGCGCTCGTCCTGCGTGAGCTCGCGCTTGCCGAAGGTGCCAAAGCCGTCGCGTCGCCACGCGCTCTCTGGGAAGTTGTACGCGATGATCTCGGACACGAGCTGATCGATCAGCACGTCGATCAAGCCGCTGAGCCAAGCGTCCAAGATCTTGTCGAACGTCTTTGCGTGCTCGGTGCCGAGCGCGTACGAGCCCGTGCCGTCGCCGTTCATGAAGATCAACGAGGGAATCAGCAGCGACCGAAGGATCGAGCTATTGCACAGGTTGATCGCCGCGATGAACACCTCGGCGTTGCTCTGCTGATCGAGCTTCTCGACCGAGAACACCTGATCCTTTTTGCCTGGCAGAACGATCACGCTCTCGTTGTGCACGTTCTCGAACGCCTCCTTGACGGCCACGTCTGCGCGCTTTCCAACGGTCGCCTCGCGCCCGTTCGTCGTGCCGTAGCCGTTGGCGCTCGGATCCTCGAGCGTCGCGTTGGGATCGGCAAAGATGATCGTGAGCGGCGTGCCTTTGCGATCGAGAGCGACGCTCATCATTTTGATGATCGCGTCTTTCAACACCCACCATTTGTAGGCGCGGCGCAGCAGTGAGCGGCCGTACGGGTTGCTGAACTTGCCGGCGCTGCCGAACGCGTAGTGGATCGTTTTGAGCTTCGGGATGCGAATGCTCAGGTACTGGTAATAATTCGGCGCGCGCATCGGGAACGCGAGGTCACCGAACTTCGCATAGGGATCGGGGCGCGAAAACCCGTTGATGGTGAAACCAAGCCCGGTCATGCCGATCAGGCCGAACGCGCTGCCGTACCCGAGATTGCGCTGGTACTGCAGAATGCCATCGGGCATCACGTCGCCGTTGCGATCGACCTCGAAGAAAACCGAGCTCGGCGGCAGCGTCGCGATCTTGCGCGGGATGAAACCCTCAGGTGCGTTTTCCCACACCTTTTCACTCACCGAGAATCCGGCCCACGACGCGGTAAGGATCTCTTTGACCGCGTTGACGAAACCGCCTTGCACCTTCGCTAGCGCGTGATTTTGCACGAAGTCGGTGATCTCGTGCGACGCGTGCTGATAGGCACCGAGCCGCGCAGCGAGGCAGCTCGTCAGGAAGTCGATGCCGCTGCCCACTGTGTCGTCGGTGTCGACCATGCGCTTGAACGTCTCGACGCTGACGGTCGATGGATTCTGCACAAATTTGTACATCAGCGACATTAGCGTGGGGATCGGCGTGCCCCGTTGATTCGCGGCGCCGGCGAGATCTTCTAGCGATTTGATCTCGGCGTCTTGGCGTTTGAGCCAGTCTTCGTCATCGAGCACGAGCGGTTCGGGTGTCGGCATGTGCGCACCGTAGCGCGAGCAAGAGAGCTAAGGCCAGAAAACGCAGGGGAAGGTGCGCGACGCGCTCGCCGGTACTGCGGTTAGAGCAAGCGCGCCGCGCGGGAAAGGAGATACGCTCAGAAGGTATCAGCGCGCGCTTTGGTGGGCAACATTCACCACGGGCTTTTGCGCTTCGACGATGAGGTCACGCAGGCTTGGGCGCCCCTCGGTGAGCATGCCCGGATAGCGCGAGCGGCCGTGCGGAGCGGTGCCCACGAGGTCGAACCCGAGCGCGAGCAGTGTGCCGGTGAGCGCGGGCGCATCCCAGATGTGCAGGTGCCCCCACATGCGCGAGCCGCCGTTGATGAGGTCGGAAGGGTCACGCGGGATCCAGCCAACGGGCGCGAAGAACTTGAGCGGGTCCGCCCAGTGATCGATCCCTCTGGCGCTGATTTTGCCTTTCGCCATCAGCTCGGCCGTTCCCCATGACTCTGGGCGATTGAACTTGAGCGCCTCCAGATAGAGCTCGGCGAGCGCTTCCATGTCCGGCGTGCTGATGCGGATAGCGCCACCTGGCTTGAGCACGCGCCAAGCGTCGTTAAGAAAGCGCTCGGCGTCGACGCGCGTCAGGTGTTCGAGAAAGTGCTCGCTGTAGACGAAGTCGATGCTATCCGACTCGAACGGCAGCCCCTTGGTGACGTCCACGGCTTTGACGCCGGGCGCGCTCGGTTCGAGGTCGATGTTGATCCACCCCTGCTCGACGCGCGCGCCGCAGCCAACGTGCAGGCCTGTCATGACAACGCCTCGCGCCGGCGACGCGTGAGCAGCTGCTCGAGCTTCTGCACGATCCACGGCTTGGCGTGCGAATGCGTCTCGCTCTTGCCCGTCTCTTGGTCGACGAGCACGCGCGGCTCCAAACGCAAGAGCGCTTCGCCGTCTTTGAGTGCCACGAGCTTCGCCGGCCCGAGATCGGTTTTGATGATGTCGCCGATCTTCATGGCAGCACCGAACGCACGCAGCAGTCCTTCGCTTCGAGCAGCTTGCGCAGGCCTGCAGCTCGTTCAGCGCTGCGCGGTGCATCGCGATAGACGGCATACGCCACCGCCGCAAAATGCTGGCTCATCTCTCGCCCTGGCGATGGCAGATGCGCGAACGAAAAGAACTTGAGGATCGGCTCGTTCGCCAGCGTCGCTAGCTCTTTGAAGTCGACTTTTTCGAGGTCGACCACTTCGTTGGTGTCGCTCACTTGGGCACCTCAACAGGCTCGTGCACGCCTTCGGCGAGCGCGAGCACGCGGCGCGCGACTTTGAAAAACTCCACCGCCACGGCGCAAAGCGCTGCCGCATCCGCATCGGTGAAATCCGTCAGCTGATCGCCGAACTGCTCAGAGATGAGCGATCGCGCTTTCACGATGTACTGATCGAGCGCTGCCACGGGCTCGATCGCGTTGAGCTTCTGAAACACTGCGGTCAAAGCCGCCATTTCCGCACGCTTCTCTTCGTCCACTGAGATCTCCTTTGGTTGGTTAGAGCTGTATGTTGTTGTTGTCGAACACGCCCGCGAGGGTCAACACGAACACGACGATCAGGGCGAGCGTGAAAAGCCACCCGACGACGGCCAGCGATCCGTATTCCAAGAGCAGCTCGATCACGAGCTCTGCGATTGCTTCGCCAAGTTCAGCCACGGCGCACCCGCTCTTTCTTGCATGCCTCGCACGTGCACGTTGGATCGTAGACGTACGGGGGAGGCGATGGCGGTGGGCAAGAATGGTTCGCCATGAAAACATCGTGCACCACAGCGCGCTCGTCTGACTTCGTGTCGTCGGGATAAGCCTCGCTTGCTCCGCATGTGTCACACGAGAGCACAAGCGATTTGACCGGCGATGTCTGGATCTTCCAACTCGCGCTCATAGGCCATCACGCAGCAGCTTGAAGATCTGATCTAGCTCGGCGATCACGCGCGACTGGTGACCGATGCACGTCACGAGCTCATCGTTGCATTGCTTCGCTACGTCGCTGCAGCGGTGCCCCACTTCGTCGAGCAGCATCGCCTGCGCCTTCGCTTCGTCTGCGTCGTGTTCGAGCTGCCGCACGCGGTGCACGAGCAGCAGGCATACGAAGCACAGGCACATGAACATCGCGAGCAGAACGTGCGCCGCAAACTTGGCCGCGTCTTTCTGCTCGTCGTTCATTGGTCGAACCCTTTGCCCGGCGTGAATGTGCCGCTCTTGTTGGCGTCGTGCTTGGCGCGCACCTTCGCGCGCTCGCGCATCTCCTTGCGCATGGCGCGCACGTTCTTCCGATGCTCTGCCCGGTTTGCTCCGAATCGCATCAACGTCTCAGACTCGTGCTTACGTGCTTTGCGCGGAGCGTCCACAGGCGGGAACGCGAAATCAACTCCCTGTCTCGGATAGCAATTCATACATGACGGATCGCCGCAATCCTGCATCTCTCACCCCTGTGTGCAAAAGTTTTTACAGCGCTCGCGCCACTGCTCGAGCGTCCCTAACCTGCAGTCTTTCTCGCTGACGATCGGCACGTCGCACGGCCACGGGATGCCGAGCGCCTGCCAATGCACGCCGCCGTCGCTCGCTGGGTCGTACAGTCGATCCGTCGCGTAGATGACGATCGAGTCCTCGAACGCGTAATAACCGTGCAGGCATCCGCTCGGGACATAAACGACATGTTCGGGTGATTCGAGCAGGATCAGATCGAACTTGCCGAACGTTGGCGAGCCAGGGCGGCAGTCGTAGATCACATCGAGCACGCGCCCGCTGACGCACGTCACAAGCTTCGCCTGCGGTGCGCGCGCCTGCGCATGCATGCCGCGCAGAACGTTCGCATTGCTGCGGCTCACCATGATTTGCGAGGGGCGGAAGTCGATCGAGCGCGCGGCCATGAGCGCCAGGGAGTGATGCATCACCGTCAAGTCGCCGCGTGCGTCTTCGCTCGACTTCACGGCGATGGCGAAGGCCTGCGACACGCTGAGCTCGTTTGGCTGAAAGCTCGGCATCGACTGCGGCGTCATACTGGCAAGCCCCGCGTGCCTCATGGTGCCCCCGATCTTCCTGATGTCGTCGAATGTCATAGGCTCAGCCACGTTGCGCAGCCTTCACGCTTGGGAGGATCAGCGGCGAGCGCTCGCTCACTTTGCCGCTCTCGAACCATTCGACGGTGCGCTTGAGTCCATCGCCAAGGTTGACCTTGGGTTTCCAACTGCCCGTGAGCTGCGGCGAAGGCACGAGCCCGTACACGAGATCATCGAGCGGGCGATCGTTGGTGTGCTCGACCTCGAAGGCCTGCCCCACGCGCATCGTCGCCATGACCTGACGCACGACGTCGACCATGGCTTTGTTGGCGACGCGCATGCCCGTGCAGAACGCGACGCGCTTGCCTGCAGCTCGCCCCATCGTCGATACGGCGCGCAGGCCTTCGCAAACGTCGTCGACGTAGATCCATTCGCGCATCTGCGATCCGTCGCCGTACAGCTTCATTGGCTGCCCGCTCAGCCCGGCTTTCACGATGCGCGGGATCAGCTTGTCGTCGCTTTGATTCGGTCCGAACGCATTGCAGCAGTGCACGATCGTCAGGTTGATCCCGAACGATTCCGCCCATGACATCGCGAGCATGTCGCCGGCTGCTTTGGTGCCGGCGTACGGGTTACGCGGGTTGTGCTTGCTGCCGTGGTTCCAAAAGTGCGTGTCGGCGTCTTCGTCGCCCTTGCCGATGTCGCCGAAGACTTCGTCAGTGCTCATCATCACGACGCGCGGGCGACGCTGCACGGGCACCGCGCGCACCGCTTCGAGCAGTCGAAAGGTGCCGTACACGTTCGCCTCGAAGAAGCGCGCGGGGTCTTCGTGCGAGCGACCAACATGCGACTCGGCACCGAGATGGAAGATCGTCGCATAGCCGTCGAGCGGGTTCTCGCTCGCGACGAGATCGTTGGTGCTCTGCTCGATGTGCTTGTGCGGCGCGCTGACGTGTGCGCCGTTGCTGACGCCTGGCGTCACGGGGTCCATGATGTGCAGCTCGTCCTTGCCCCACGCTTTGCCGAGGAAGTTCGCTAGGTTCGAGCCAATGAAGCCGTAACCGCCGGTGATAAGGTGTTTGTGTGCCATTGGCCACCAATATCGACGACGGCGATCGCTGGCAAGTTTCGACTGCGAGAAAAACGAAAAGCCCGGTGACTCTCTCGAATCACCGGGCCTTCGCAGCAAAGAGAGACGGGCGGGATTGCCCGGCTCAACACAAGGGGATGAGCAAACCCTACACGGCGTCGAAGCTTGCCGCAAGGCTGCTGATGCGCAGCGGCGCGCTGCCGCGTCGCGTGTACGGCATCACCTTCCACACGGCGTATCCGAGCGCGTCAGATGCGTGCGTGCGCGTCACCACGCCGCCGTCGTCGAGCTTGCCGGCTTTGTTGAAACCCACCTGACGCAGATCTTCGTCGAGCAGCGGGCACGCATCGGGGTTGTAGGTCAGCGACGTTTCGAGCGCGAGATTGCGCGCCTTGCTGTTCATGTTCTCAACGCGGTCTTTCACGAGCGGGTTCGCTTGGTCGTAGTCGATGCTCACGCTGATGCCGCACGCGCGCAGCTCTTCGGCCATCTGCGCGTAGTCGTTCTCGCCGGCGTTGCTGGTCGTGCCTTTGCCGCCGCTCGCGTCGCCATAGACCTTCATCACGTAGCCCGGGAAGTTGCTGCCGAGTCGCTTGGCCATCGAGCGCGTGCTCACCTGCACGCCGCGCAGCTCGTTGAACACGTGCAGGTGCTTCTGCCACTTCGTGCCGAACGGTCCGAACTGGGCGACGATCCACACAAGCGGCGCGGGCTGGAAGTTGAAGTCAGTCCCGATGATGAGCGGGCGATCGCGAGACGGTACCGCATCGCCCCACGGCGCTTTGCGGGCTTTGTTGTAGTCGCCGAACGCGTGATAGGCGCGGCCGCCGGCGACGTTGACGTGCAGCGCGTCGAGCTCCTGCTGCGCCATCAGCGTCGAATAGGTGCGCAACAGCGTCGCATAGTACGCGCGCGAAAGGTTCCCCGCTTCAACGCTCTGGATCGTCTTGACGTGCATAGAGCCGTACGTGCGTTCGCCGGCGATGTTGCCGCCGCGCACGAAACGCTTGAAGCTCCAATCCTCGCCGTTCGTTGTCGTCGTGACCATGCCGCCGATGTTGCCAGCGTTCTCTTCGCCGCCTTCGCGGCAGCGAGACAGCACAACGTCGTGCGTGTCTTCTGGCGTGTCGCGCACTTCGTCGAGCCAGTACCAAGAGATCTCGACGCCGCGCAGCGCGTCCGGATCGCTCATGATGCGGCAGAAGGTATGCGCCACGTGCCCCGGCGCGATCTTCACGCTCAGGATGTTGCGATAGCTCGGGAACTCGTTGGTACGCGCGCCCCAGCTGACGGGCGGGCGTTTGTTGATCACGAAGTCGTAGCCTTCGACGCCGAGCCAGTACACGAGCTCGCGCAACGTGGCTTGGTTCATTTGGTCGTAGGTGTTCGCGCCCACGAGTCCCGTAAGGTGCGGGTGCTGACGCATGCGCTTGATCGCGTACTGCGCGCCGGTGAACGTTTTCCCCGCGCCTACGCCACCGAAAAAGGCGAAGTGTTGGTACGGGTTGTTGAGCGCTGCCCATTGGTAAACGGGCACGTCGAGCTTGCGCCGGCGCACGTGCTCGAGCGGCGCTTGGGGCCAGCTCAGCTCGCCCTTTTGAGGCTCTATGAGCGGTTCAGTATCCACTGCGTTTGATGGGCAGGCGTTTGCGCCCCAGGTGAAAGGTGCCGCAGTGCTCGCAGTCGTACGCCTCGAAGGCCTGCGCCTCGCTGCGCTTGCGCAACATGACGCGCCTTGCGAGCAGCGCCCGGCGCTTGTTCTCGTAACAGACCTTTCCGGTGCGCTGGCAGTAGCTCACGCTCACGTTTTCGGTTCCTCGCTTTCGACGAGTTCCACCTGCGCGGGCTTCACGGGGTCGAGCTGAGAGAGCATCAGTGCAGCGAGCTCTTGCGGTGACACGCCACCGGGCACGTTCTTGATCGTGACCTCCCATTGCGGCGGCGCTGCTTTGATCGCTTCCTCGCCTTCGTCCGCCGGGTGCACGGGTGAGCCGTGCTCGGTCTGTCCGAGCCATTGCCGGCCGAGCCATTGCTGCATGCTCACGTTGCCCTTCATCGCAGACGCCATCTGCGCGCGCCGAAGGCTCACGAAACCCTGCCCCCGGTTGCGCCGGAAGTATTCCGCAAAAGTGCAGCCGTGCAGATCTTTGATCCGCCGCTCGATCGTGTCCTCGCTTAGACGCATCGCGGCAGAGATTTCCTTAAGCGTGCATTGGAGATGCACAAGCTCGTCGAGCAGCCCTTGGTCGAATTCCTTGGGCGGACGGTGCGCCGGCCGTGGTTCGGGCTTCTGCGTTTTCGCGTGCGCCCTTGGCTTAGGCTTCGCGCGTGGCATTCTCGTAGTCCTCGACGAGAAGCGTCAAACACGCACCGAGATACGCGTTGAGCGTGGTCCCTTCGTGCTTGAGAATGGTATCAGCGCGTGCGCCGAGGTCGGCAGGTACTTTGCTTGAACACACCACGCGATCGCCCGGTGCGTGTTTCAGTCCTAGCGCGGCGCGCGTGATCGCATCATGCAGAGTTGAGAGCTTGGCCATGGTCTACCCTTGTCGCACAAGGGTTTACCGTGCGTCTACTTTTCGCTCGGCTCGTACACGCGCGCCTTCACCTTGCCGCTGCCGCCGCATCGCTCGCACATCTTCTCGTGCTCGGCGTATGGGCGCGGTGGCAACACGCGGTACTCGTGCGTGCCCTTCTTCTGGTCGCCTGCGCGTGCACGGCGCCGACGCTCGACGATGAACGCGCCAAAGCGCTCTTTGCGCAGGTGCCGAAGCTGCGCCGAGATCGATGCCTGCGGGTCGCCAGTATCGAACGCGATTTCTGCAAGCGTGCGCCATCGTTCGTCGCTCATCAGCGAGCGTACACGTTCGAGCTGATCCTTGATGCGTTCGCCGTCGAGCTTATCGACATACGCCGGTCCGAAAGTCCCCATTGCGTTGCTCTCCTTGGCGCGCAGGCGCCCCAATGCGTTGAAAAAAGCGCGACTCACGTCAACGCCATGTAGCGGCGGAAGCGCTCGACTAGCTGCAGCTCGCGCGCGTGCGTCTGGAACATCGTCCGAAACATGCTCGTCCCCCACTTCGCTTGACCCTGCAACATCAGCCGTTCCGGGCTGTATTCGTTGCCGGCGCCGTCGATGACGAACACGCGGCCGGCGGCTCGTGGGTCGCGCAGCATGATCTGCTTTACGTGCTTCACGAGCTTCGCGATCGAGCGGCGATTGCGCGCGCGGCGTTTTCGGCTTGCTCTGCTCATGGCTCGTCGCCGTCGAAAGGGTCAAAGCCTAGGCCGAACGATCGCACGTCGTTCTCGGCTTCTTCGTCGAGAAGCCCGCCGTCAGCCATTGCGTGCGCGAACGCGCCAAGGTCGCTCTCGACGATGTCGCGCGCATGCTCGCCTTGCGGCATCAGGTTCGCGAGCTGTCGAAGCGTCGATTGCGAGGGCTCGAATACGTCTCTCTTGCGTCTCATGATCTCCCCTGTTCTGCGGCACCATGGAAAACGGCGCGCGCGGTGTCGTTCAAAAAAGGTCCAGCTGATCCGATTCGGGCTCATCGTCAGGCCAGTCCTGCGAGGTACGCGAAAGCTTCTCGCGCGCAACGGGGAACGACGCTGTTGCCCAGGCATCGCAATCGGTCCAACCGAGCGGTGCTCCCATCAGCCACTCCACGAATCGCGGGGAAAGGAGCGGACGCCCAATCCCAACGTGGGAGCGCAACCGATCCGTCAGGCTCTCGCCAGGATGCATGACGCCCGTTTTCGTCGTGCCCCGAGCCGAGGCTCGGGAGTCGCCCACCGTTGGCGTCGGCCACAGCGTCCGAGCCGCGTCGCGGCTCGACAGGCTCGGCGTGCCTGCGCTTGGACGCGTGCTGTTGCTGCCGTTCTGCGAGCTGCCGTACTGACTCGCCGTTGGTGTCGGGAGCATCGCTGCGCCTTGCGAGACACCACCATCGCTCGCGCCTGTGTGGCGCGCCCACGTCGCATGCGGCCATAGGTGACCATCGACAGTCGTACCCGCGTGCGGCCAGATCTCCGACAACGATATGGGCGTGCTTTCGGATCCCTGTGACGTTTTCCAAGAACACGTATCGGGGTCGAAGCTCGCCAACGAGCCTGATGACCTCACGATAAAGCCCGCTTCGCTCGCCATCCAAGCCGCGTCGAGATCCCGCAACGCTGAGATCTTGGCACGGGAATCCGCCGGTGATGATGTCGATCCGCTGCCCGGCGAGATCTTCGGCGCGAAGAGTTGCAACGTCGTCCCAAATTGGTGCGCGTGGCAGTCGACGGTCGGCCATCCGCGACAAGAGCACGCTGCAAGCATACTCGTCGATCTCGCAGTAGGCTGCGGGCTCGACCCAAGGATCGAGGGCCAGGGCGAGCAGTCCGATTCCCGAAAATAGATCCAAGCCATGTAGCTTCATCCCCTCACCGGATTCGCGTAAGCGGCTGCGATGAGTCCGAGCAGAAACGGAACATCGTCGACGTAGTCACCCTGTGATGGCGGACGCGGCTCTTGGTCTGGGTCAAGCTTCGCGCGAATCTTCTGCAGACGATTCTTTTGCTCGATGGTGAGCCGGTGCTTTGCGAAGATCGCCATGTGGTCGCCCCTAATCATCGTCGCCGCCATTGATCCGCGTGCTCGCACGTCGCGTGATGCGGCATGTAGATCGGCTTGCCGGCGTCAAAGAGCGGGTCGCTACTGCGCGCATGTAGCTCGACGTGCACGTGCCCATCGCGCGTGATGCTGCGCTCCTCGAGCAGCGCGTTGCCGTCTTCGTGGGGCATGGCGTCGAACGGCTGCGGCTTGCCGTTGACCGTGATCGCCCAGATGATCGGGGCACCGCACGAGCGGCAGTTGCTCGGCTTGTATGCGGGCGCGGGCGCGTTCATGGTGCACCTAGCTTGCCGATGATGAACTCGGCAGCGAAGCACGAGAACGAGAGCCAAAATCCAAAGATCATCATTCCGATCCCGGCCTTGAAAAGCCAGAACAAAGCTTCGTGAAACGGCGGCGTATTCATCCAAGCACCCCGAATGCCTTCTGAGCTTTGTTCACTGCCTGCTCGGTCGTTCTCGCGTCTTCGGCGATCGTGATCGATTTCTCGACGAGCGTTTCTAGCTCCACCATGCCCACCCCGATCTCGGGATGTTGGATCGCTGCCCACACTGCGCGGCGCGCGAAGAAGCGCGTTTTTGCGTCAGCCTTCACAACACCACCTCGCCAATGAGTCGATCGAGCTCGGGATTGTTCGGCGGGTTCGCGGCGAAGTACGCACGGAACTTGACCCACGCTTCGAGTGCGTCGCGGTAGGCGTTCGAGATCGTGCGGTCCGGGTGCGCCGCAATGATCGCGTCATCGACTTCGGCGCGCGTGCGCACGTAGCGCGTGGGCCCGGTGAGCTGCCGATTGTACGGCCCGCGCGATTGCGTCTGTTGCTTCTTCTTCGTTTTCTTCTTCGTGGCCATTGGTCAATTCTCCTTGGTGATCGTGTGATGCCCGATGGCGCGACCGTCGCGCCTGACGAGCTCTCGGTTGTTGATTCCGGTGTATTTGAAGTCTGCCGTGTCGCCGCGATTCCATGCGGGCTCGGTGAAAAAGCCTAGCGGGGTGAGCATGACGCAGAGTCGCGTGCGCGCGCCGAACGCGCTGACGATCTCGATTGTATGCGTGCGCGTCCATTCGCCGGTACCTTCCAAGATCACGCGGGCCGTGCGGTACGCGGTGAGCGACGGGCCGGTGGCGGCGACTTCCCAGATCTTCCACGGCTGACGAATGAGTGCAGCCTCGCGCTTGGCAGCGTCTAGCGCTCCGAACTCGCGCACCATTTGGCCATCGGCGAAAAGCTCGTACTTGGTGATCATGGTTCTCACAGGTTCGCATCCCCCATCGCTTCGGCGAGCACGTGGCCCAAGTTGTTGGCTACCGATTTGTGCAGCGCTTCGAGCACGGCGAGCGTGATCACCGGCGTTCCGTTGACGACGGCCGTCGCGCCTTGCTCCTGAGCGATCTTCATCGTGCGATCGAGCGTGTCTTGGACGATCGACGCGATCTGTTTTGCTGTGTAGTTCATTTTTATCCGCCTCAGCGCGAAAAAACCGTGATGCGGGTGACTTGCTCGACGATCTCTAATGGGTCTTTCGACAACTCAGAAACGAGCACGTTGCTTGCGCCGATTCCCACCATGAAAAGCCGCTTCAGGCATTTTGTGGCATCGTCGGAAGCCACTTGGAACGTGATGCTATTCCAATACTCGCTGACGATTTTGGCATCGAAGTCGGAGGCGCATTTTTTGATTTCGTTTGCATTTTTCATGTGTGTATCTCCTTTTTGGGTCAGGGCGGCTTTCCCTTCCGCCCTGACCCAATGGACACTATCAGACTGCAATTATTCGTCAAGAGATTCGTTGTCGAATTATTGCAGAGTCGCCCACACGAGCGTCCGCTTGGCGCGGGTCACTGCGACGTATTCGAGGTTTTGCTCTTCGATCGGGTCCGGTTCGCTCGGCAGCTTGAGCGCGAGCGCGCGCATGCGGTTCGGGTACAGCGTCTCGCGCAGGATAAACACGCGATCCGCTTCGAGCCCCTTGCTACGGTGGATCGAGCTGCAGACGATCGTCGGACGGCGATCCGTTTCGCTGTCGCCGAACATCGTTGTCAGGCGTGCTTCAAGCTCGGCCGGCGTGGCGATGCCTTCGCACAGCGCCTTGAGCACTTCGGCTTGATCGGTGACCGTGTTGCACTTCTCTTGCGTCGCCGGCGTGTCGCCGTGCTTCTTTGCCTTAGCGATCTCGCGTTCCTTCCAACGGTCGATGCGCTCCAAGAGTTGCTCGACGTTGCGCACCTTGTTCCAACGCTTGACGATCGATCGAAGCGAGGCGGCGACGTCGCGCCCTTCGATGCGTGCAGCCTTGCCCTTGCGCAGCAGCGCCAGGCACACGCGCACGAGCGGCGCGTTTTTGCGCGACAACACGAAGTCGCCGATCTCGGCTGCGGCCACGAGCGCGTCGAGCCCGCTGGCGAGCACTTTGACCTCACCGGCGCCGTTGCTCTCGTGCGCGTTGAAGTCGGGAACGATCTTGCGCGCTTGCTCGACGATCGCTTTGCCGCAACGATACGTCGTGGTGAGCTTGAGCACCTGTGCGCTCAGCTCGGTTTTCATGCGCTCAATCGCGTTCGAGTCGGCACCGCGAAAGCTGTAGATTGCTTGGCGACGGTCGCCCACGACTACGATACGGCCGTCAGGGCGGCAGACGCGGCGCGCGAGCTCCAGTTGCGTCGGGTTCATGTCCTGCGCTTCGTCGACGATCACGAGGTCGTGCATCGGGCGCGCCCATCCGTTAGCGAGCGGCAGATAGATCATGTCGTCGAAGTCGATGCACGCGCCGTCATCGTCCACCTGACGCGCGCGCTGCATGGCTAGGATCGCGAGCTGACACACGCGCTCGGCCGTCCATCCCGCGTCGATCCATTCGTCGTCGGGCTCGCAGTCGTGGATGATCGACAGGTTCAGGATCGTATCCCAGATCTTCGTGTCGTCAGGGTGCACGCCGGCGCCCTTGCCGAGCCCTGCGAGCTTCTGCACTTTCTTGACGATGGCATCCGGGGCGTCGATGCCAGCGGCCGCGCGTGCCAAGTCGTACGAGCGCTTTTGGTCGACACGTGCGTTATCCCAGTAGCGGCGAATGATGCCGAACCCTACGCCGTGCAGCGTCTTGACCTCGAACGCGCCGCCGCACTTGGCTTTCATCTCATCGGCGATCCGTTTGTTGAACGCGCACAGCAGCGGGCGCTGAGCGCTCGCGTACTTCATCGCCTCCAAGATCGTCGTGGTTTTGCCCGTGCCTGCGAACGCTTCGACGACGCAGTTGCCGGTGCCCATGGCAAAGAAGTCGAACACGGCGCGTTGCTCGTTGCTCCATTCGCGGCTCATCGGCGCACCGCCGCCACAAGCTCGGCCAGGTATTCGTACTTCTTCTCGCCGGCGTAGAAGTTCGCCGCGGTGCCGATCAGCTCGCCAGCGCGCTTCGCGGTGACCTTGCCGGCGAAGCACATGACGATCGCGCGCTCGGTCGCATCGGCGCCCATGCATGCGGCATAGTGGGTTGCGGTTTCGATGTAGTGTGCGGGGACCTTCGTTGCCATCGGTGTATCTCCTTGTGTTGTCGGCTTTCCCTTCCGACAAAACGAGAGATAGGCGATGAACGATTATTCGTCAAGAGATTCGTTGTCGAATTATTGCATGTGCGAAACTTTCTACATGTTTCGCTTAAATACACGCAAAATGCGATTTGCGGCCGCGCTTGTTAAAAAAGCTGCTCGTCGACGTCGAGCGCCTGATCGAACGTGACGATCGTCGTGGGACCATGGTCCACCTGCAGCTCCCATGACATGCCCTCGCCGGCGGCGAGCTGCGCAGTGAGCGCTGCAGGAAGTCGCACGCGGACAAAGCCGATCTCGGCGTCGAGCGGCTGCACGCCTGACGGTGCCCAGCCTACGACGATCGTGCCTGCGACGCCCTGAAACTCGGCCGTCCCGCCGCTCGCGCCGCTGATGTCGAGCGGCTCTTTGCTCGCGCGATCGAGCAGCTGCACTGCAATGTCGTAGTCGCCGCCTTTGACGATGCGGTCGATCGAGGCGCGGCCGATGATGTCTTTGACGATTGAGCTCATGCGCGCAGATTACGCGCGAGCGCGCGAAGCGTCTACGAAGTTGCGGGGCGCGAGCCTTCGATCACGTCGCCGAGATCGAAAAGCCACACGTGCGTGCATTCGCGCCGGCCGAAGAGCTTGTAAAAATGCCCCTCCCACAAGTGCGAGTCGTCGCTCTCGGTGCTCAGTGCGATCGCGTCGAACGTCGCCTTGATCCGGTTGTCAGCGTCCGCTTTCTTGATCGTGTGCTTCTTCGTGACCCAGATCGGCGACTCGAACACGAGCACGCCAGCGGTGACGCCGCGCGGCTGCCAATGGATGCCGAGCGCCTTGATCCGATCGTCGACGAGCTCGCGCCATTCGCGGATGCGCGGATCGAGAAACTTGTGCCCAATCTGCCCGGGCTTTGGTTTCGTGCTCACGAGCTGATTGTTGACGCTCATCGGCAGCGCCGGGATCGTGAACGCCGTACGTGCTCGAGCAGCTTGACCGAACACGTGCAGAAGTAGCTTAGCCGTCGACGGGATAGGGCTCGTTGACCACCGTACCCTGATCTTTGCTTCCGGCGCCTTTTGTGTCGACGGTCCAGAAATCTCTTTCGACAAGCGCTGAGCTTGGGAGGGGTCCCGCTCTGCCAGCTTCGACAGCCACACCTGATCCTCGGATCGCATGCTCTCTCCAGTTTGGGCTATTCGCCATGCGGTTCAGATCGCCAATGACTCGCCGGCGAACGGCGTTCACGTCGCGTAGCTGCAGGTTCTCGGTGATGAACTTCCGTGACGCGTTCCACAACTTCGACAACGCGACGGGTCCGACTTCGATCAGCTTGGATAGGCTGTCTTTGAACTGCTGCGCCGAGTCGTAGGTCACAACGCCAGGGCGACGCCATTCTGCCATGTCGGGCGCGAGGCACACGGCGCCCGCACTCGTCGCTTCAATCCACGCGATGTTACTCTTTGCGTCGTTGAACGGGTTGCGCACGAGCGGCACGATGCAGATCGACGGGTGAATCTTCCTGATGAAACGGAAGAAATCGATCGGATCGAGATGCCGCACGATGTTGACCGCTTGCGGGCGCATGTACCGAACGCACATGTAAGGCGTCCATCCGATGAACGTCCACGACCACTCGGGATAGGCGTCAGCCACTTCGACGATTTCGAGCGCGTGATCGAGCACGTCCTGCTGATGTGTCTGTGAGCCGCGCCACATGATGTTCGGCAGGTGCCCCGGCTTGTCTGCGAGCTCGCCGAATAGCTCGGCGTTCCACGCGTTCGGAGCAATGCGCACGTCGCCGTTGAGCGGGTCGAAACGACGCTTGAGCGCTGGCGTGCTGACGGTGATCACATCGGCGATGCTTGCGAGCTTTGCGACGTTGCGGCGCGCTTGCTCGCTCTCGTACATGTCGTGTGCCGGGTTATCGAGCGGCACCTCAAAAAGATCGTCGTCGTAGTCGATCCAGATCGGTCGACCCATCGCGCGCGCGAGCTCTGCACAGGTGACGTGCACGCTTTTGTACGGGCGTTGGAAAAACACGGCGTCGAACTCGCACACCGTCGACCACGTGAACTCCTTCACGTCGCGCACTTGCGTGTACGTGAAGTCTGGCGCGTCGACGATGCCGTTGTGCATCACGCTGCGGCGCAGCTCGGCGAGCGGTCCGAGCGAGCGATAAAGGCTCGTCGTGTCGTTCGGGCTTGCGGGGACAACGAGTAGTCGCATGGTCACCAGCCCTTCACGACTTTGGCAGCCTCGCGGAACTCGTCATTGACCTGTTCACGCAGCGGTTGCGACTCTTCGATCGCGCGCTGATTTTCTTCTTCCACGCGCTTCTCGATCTCCGATTCGGCTCCGATCGCGGCGTTGGCCGCTTGCTCGAGCAGCGTGGGCGGCTCTTCGAGCGGCAGATCGCCCTGCGCCGGTTCGTCGTCATCATCGCCGTAATCCTCTTGGGCTGCACGCTTCTTCGCCGCGCGGGCATCGGCGCTGTCTGCCTTCGGAAAGAGCGACTCTTGCCGCTCGTGGGGTTCCATCGCGCGCTCTTCGATGATGCTGCCGAGATACATCGTGACCACGCGGTTCGTGTTGAAGTCGTGGATCTCTTCGCACTCGGCTTGGCGTTCTTCCTCGCCGTCGTTGATGACGCGCAGCAGGCCGTCGATCTCGCCGCGCAACGTTTCCATTTTCGCCTTGTACGACTTCTTGACGCGATCAAAGTCCGCGTCGACGCCGCGCAGCTCGGCGTCTTTCGCGGCGGCGAGCTTGGCTTTGTCGCCGATCTCTTCCTCGCTGAGTTTGATGCTGACGGGCTTGGTGACTTTGCGGATCTTGTTTTCGTTCGCGGTCATGGTGTGAATCTCCTTGCCGCGCACACTATTGGCGACCAATGGTCTAGTCAATAACGCGGAAGGTGAGCACGTCGATTTGTTCCACGAAACCGTCTCGGGTGAGCGTCATCATAGTGCGATAGGTCTCGTACAGCGAGATTCGGAGGCGCGGCGCGAGCTCTGGGCACGTGATCGTGCCACGCTTGATCGTCAGCTCTAGCGCGCGGGCCAGCGGTGTTGGAACATCTCGGCGCCTTGTCACCTAGGCGCGACAGTGCGGGGAAAACGGGGCGGCGTCAAACTCCGGGCAGAGTAGCCTGCGGCGGCGCGGCAAGCTCTTCGATCACGGTGTCACGTACGTACTCGACGACGCGCTTTCGTTTGCTGGGCGGCAGCTTCTGTAAAGCGTCCTTGATCTGGCGAATCGCTTTCAACTCCGGGTCTTTTGCTTGCTGGCTCATCTGTCTTCGTCTCCTTTGGTGGTGCAACGCCGGTAAGTAGCTCCGCGCAGCGGGCGCTGCAAACGTACGCGGGTATAGCCTCCGAATGGCTATCCATAAACTCGAACGGAAAAACCAAGATCTCGTGCGCGTCGACGCTATCGAACGCCGTCTTACACTCGCTGCAAATGATGAACTGTGCGGGCATCCCTAGTTCTTCCTCGCCCTGATGCGATCCGCAAGATCGCAGATCATTGCCACCGCTTGGCCGATGGCGCGAAAGCCTTGAACGGTCTGCCCGGTTGCTTCCTGTAGCTGCCGAGCGCTGCCGACGATCTCGCCAACGGTGATGATGATGTTTTCATAGTCCTGCGCCATCCACGTCGCCGCGCGTTCGCGGGCGAGCGCGCCGCCGAGAACGAGCTTGAGTGCTTCGATGGTCTGCGCCTGCTGCGCGATCACGTCCTTCGCTTGTGCGAGTGTCATTGCTGGCCCCTGCTGTTGAGCCGCGACGCAGTGCTAGGCGCGCGCTGATGTTGCTGCTGCTGCGGTTGGGGCTGCTCAGCGGGCGCCGCGCCTGCCAGAAATGGCGGCTCGAAGTGCTGCGCGCGTTGGTGCGGATGCTCCAAGATCTCGCGATAGAGTGCGCGTGCGGTGTCGAAGTCAGCAGGCGTGAACTCCTCTACTTTCTTCTTCCATCTCTTTTCGAGATGCGCGCGGCCGATCCCGATCTCGCCGAACTTCTGCAGCACGATCTGCGCGGTCGGCGCTTGCTGTCCCTCGCCCTGCGCGCCTCGCTGCGCGGGCCCCGTGGTCTCTGTCGTGCGCGCATCGCCATCGCGCTCTTCGGCCGTCTCGCGCGTGTCCTCGGTGGGGATCGTGAACGTCTGCATCATGGCGTACTTATGCGCGAACGCGAGCGCTTTGTTGCTCGCCTTATCGCTCGTGTCGAGCGCTTCGCCCCACACCGGGCCAACGGTTTTGACGCTGCCGTCCGCGGCCATGAAGTCGTACTCCACCTTCAGCTTGACGTGCGCCATCGAGCCGCCGTTGCGCGTCGCGCGCTCGCCGTCGATTCGCTCGAGCACGCGCGGAATGGTCACGAGCCCTGCGGCTGCGAGCACGTCGTGCAGCATGTTGTAAACGTCGTCGATGCCGCGGAACTTGAAACCCTGGTCCTTGTTGTTGCGGTCTTTCGTGATGCCATAAATCCCGCGTTGCACCTGGATCAGCGCGGCAAACACCATCGGGGTTTTGTTCTCTTCGCTCATTATCGTTTCGCTTTCAGCGCCCAAGCTGGGCGCGAGATCGGCAGGGCGCTTTCGTCGTAGCCCGGCCATTTGTTGGTTTTGATGCAGTGCGCGAGCGTCTGCATTGCTTCTTTGCGATCGGCGTGTGCGTCGAGCAGCATCTGCTCGTCAGCGCAGAACACACGCACGGCGTATGGCGGTTTTTTCTCGACGAAGATCCACGCGTAATCAGGCGGCTGCGCGGTCGTTGGGATCTTGTCGATCGTCATTGCCGCTTCGATGTAAGTCACGGCCTGATGCGCGTAGCGGAAATTTTCGATCGAGCGTTGAATGTCCGCGAGCCGCGCGCGGTGAATCGACTTCAGATCGATGATTGTGCGGTAGCCTTCTGGTGTCACTTCGTAGCCGTCGAGCCGCACGCGGCAGCGCACGCGTGACACCGGATCGGTGAAGTACCCCGTCAGCTCGGTGCGCAGGTGCTTCGAGCGGATCAAGTCGCCGGCGATGCGGTGCGCAAGCACTGCGAGCGCCATCTGCTCGACCTGCTTTTTTTCCTGCGCGTCGACGATGATTGCGCCATCGGGCAGCGACTTCTCGAACGCGAGAGCCTTCGCCTTGCCGTCTTTCGTGCGACGGTCGAACTTCTGCGCGAGCACGACGCGCGTCGCGTATTCCTTCGGCTTGAGTAGGCACAAGTGCAGCAGCGTCCCGATCCGCTTCGCGTCGGTTTCGTCTTCGTCTTCGTCGTACGGCTGCGCCCACGCGTCGAGAAAGTGCAGCGGCGTATCGTCGAGCAGCTTCTTTCCGCCCGTGCTCGAAACCGCGGTGCGGTCCGCGTGGTAGATGTGTTCGGGCATCTCGGGATCCCAAAACGCCACTTCCTCACCGGGCGCGTCGATGCGCGGCAGCACCGGCGGCAGGTTGTCGATCTGCTGCGCAGCGTCCGCCGGCGGCGACGCTGGCGTTGCTTCTTCCGTTTCCGGCTCGTCGGCATCCGCCGGCGGTGGGTTTGATTCGTCGTGCTCGCTCACGCCTTCACCGCCTTGAACGTGATCCGCGCTACTCCGTTGCCGCCTTTCAGCTCGACAGGGAACACGCCGAAGGCAGCGTTGATCGCGTTGCGCACGACTGCGGCGATCGGCGTGCGCTCTTTGCGAGCTCGCTTTTTCAGCATCTCGACTTGCTCGGGTTCTAGGTACAGCATCATAGGGATTTTCTTGCGCGCTTTCTTGGCCATCCGTTTCTCCTTGTGTTGGTCACCATTGGTGACCGTTGGCGGATGACTATACGCGAAGTGACTACAGGTCAAGAATGACTATCACAAATCGTCAGTCCACGTGCTCGGCGCCGGCCGGCCGAAGTCGCGCACCTTCTTCGATTGCAGCTCGTCATAGTCGCAGAAGTTCACGCACCAGCCCTCGAAGTCCACGCGCTCGTCGCTCTCTTCGCCTTCGCGGTGTTTGATGATCTCTAGCGTGCACTCGCGCGGGTCCGCGTCTTGGTCCCAAACGATCGGCCGCTTGATCGCCATGACAACATCGCTCTCAGCAAAGATCGCGTCGCTCTCGCGGAAGTCGCGATCGGTCGTGCGAGCTGCAGGATCTTCGCTCTTGCCGCGATTGAGCTGCGCGAGCATCACCACGGGGATGCGCAGGTGCTTCGAGAGATCCTTTGCCTCGCGTGCCGTCTGCGCAACTTGCTGCTCGCGCGTCATGTGCTTCGACGCAATCGGCGCGACCTTTTGCAGGTAGTCGACGATCACGCAGCTGAGCGGCGAGCGCTCGTGCTGACGAATCGCGCGCGCTGCGATCTCGGTCATGCTGATCGGGCTTGCGTCGTCGATCCAAAAACGCTCGCGCGGGAAATCGGCGCGCATGCGCACGATCTTCGACCACTCGTCCGAGCTGAGCTCGTTGGGCGTGACGCGCATTTTGCGATAGCGAATGCGGCCGCGTCGAGCGATCGAGCGCTGCAGGATCTGCTCTTGCGTCATCTCGGCAGAGAAGAACGCGCAGCGTCCGCCGATGTCCGCCACGTGATCGGCGATCTTGATCGCTAGCGCGGTCTTTCCCATGCGTGGGCGAGCGCCAACGCAGTACAGGCCTGCAGTGAGTCCGCCGAGCGCGCGGTCAACGGCGCTGAGTCCAGTCGGTATGAACACCTCGCCGCCGCGCCCTTCGGCTTTTGCGATGACACGATCGACGACGGTCACCGCCACGTTGGCGGCATCCGAGAAGCGTTTGGGCTCGCGTCGTTTGGCGTCTGCCACCGCCGCGACGACTTCGGTAAATACTTCGTCCTGATCCTCGCCCTCGTCGAGCTTACGCATTGCGTCGCGAGCGGCGATGTACACGCGCTTGGCTGCAGCTCGACGCGCCAGGATTGCGGCGTAGCTCTCGACGTTCGCCGCCGTTGGTGTCCGCTCGACGACGGATAGCAGGTACAGGCCGATGTCAGCAGGCGCCCGGCCCGTCGTTTGCA